CTTGGGGTAATCTTGGATGGGGAGTTGCTTATTCTGCTGCACCTGCTGGATTACCAATTTCAGTTTCAATAGGTGGAGTAACAATACAAGCAAATGCTATTCCTCAAAAAATTACAAATACAGTTACTACAGGTATAGGTTTAGTTGATATTTCAGGTGATGGTATTGGTGTTCATGTAAACGCAAATCCTGTTACTTTATCTACTGGAAGTCCTGTAGTAACAAATTTTGAAACAGTTTCATTATCAGGTGTTCAAATAACATCAGCAGTCAACCCTGCTACGACACCAGGTAGTGCAGACGTAAGCTTAACTGGTCAACAAATAAATGTTGGGTTTGGGTCTACATTTAGAGCATTTACTGATATAACAATTAGACCTACTGGATTTTCTATATCTTCAGGTTTAGGTTCAGTAGAGGTTATATCTAAGGTAGATATTGTAGGTTTAGCAATAACGTCTTCATTAGGAAATATAACAACAAAACAAACAGCTGTAATAAAACCTACTGGTTTAGGTATTACTTCAGGTCTAGGATTAGCAAGTGCTATTGCTTGGGGAAGTGTTGACACCGGTAGTACTGTGTCTTATAGTGAGGTAAATACTGGTTCACAAACAACATGGACTGATATTGCAGCGTAAACAGGAGTTTATAAGATGGCATCGACATATACAAATTTAGGTATTGAAAAAATGGTGACTGGTGAACAAGCCGGTCTATGGGGTGATAAAACAAATACAAATCTAGAAATATTACAACAAATATCAGGTGGTTATATTTCAAAACAAATTGCAGCAGGAACTAATACACTTGCAGTTACAAATGGTGGAACTGGTTCAGAAGTTGCTACATCAGTAATTGAATTTACTTCTTCAGGATCATTAGCTAGTTCAGCTAGTGTAACTATTCCTGATGGCACTGAGATGAATTATATTCTAAAAAATTCTACTACAGGTGGTCAAACAATAACATTTAAAACAGCATCTGGAACTGGAGTTTCTTGGTCTACAACAACAACTAAAATAGTTTATTCTAACGGTACAAACGTTATTGAAGTGCAAACAGGTGGTGATGTAGTAGATGATACTTCTCCACAACTAGGTGGAAATTTAGATGTAAATGGTAATTCAATAGTTTCAGTTTCAAATGGTAATATTCCATTAGCACCAAACGGAAGTGGTGTTGTACAAATTTCAGGTAATTCAACACAAGCTGGTACTTTAAGATTTACAGAAGATACTGATGACGGAACCAATTATGTTCAGTTAAAAGCACCTACACTTGCAGGTGATATAACATTAACTTTACCCGCAACAGATGGTAATGCTGATGAGTTTTTAAAAACAAATGGATCAGGAGTATTGTCTTTTGCAGCAGTGTCTGGAGGAACATCATGGCAAGCAGTAAAAACTGGAGATTTTACAGCTGTAGCTGGTGAAGGATATTTTATTGATACCACTTCATCAGTTGTAACGATGACACTACCTTCTTCACCAACTATTGGTGATGAAATCGTGTTTATAGACTATGCAGGCACTTTTGATACAAACAATATGACAGTAGGAAGAAACAGTGAAAAAATTCAAGGCACTGCAGCTAACCTTACTGTATCAACAGAAAGAGCAGGAAACACCTTAGTTTATACAGACGGAACACAAGGTTGGTTATTAAAAAATAATTAAGGAGTTTTGTGACTACATATAAAGAACTTACAGGGGTGTTAATCAAACGCCAAACAACGAATCCTTCTAATGCAGCATCAGGAGATGTTTGGTATAATAATACTACAGGTAATTTAAAATCATTATTGTTTACTGCAACTACTACTTCTCAAACAGCTATGAGTAGAGGTGCTAATTACAATCAGTTTGGCACAGCATCTGGTGGATCAGCTGATGCAAATTGGGCAGGAGCTGGATCTCCTGGATACACAAATATTACAGAAGAGTTTAATGGTTCAGGTTGGTCATCAGGCGGTAATCAAACCGTAAGTGCACTTAACAGATCAGGATTTGGAACTTTAACCGCAGGGGTAATTTGTGGTGGTATGTTGGCCACACCAGTTGCAACTAATGCAACAGAACACTATGATGGTTCTGCTTGGTCAGCTGAAAATGCTATGCCTGAAGCACTTAGAGGTATGTGTGGTGGTGGACCCCAAACAGCAGCAATAATGTACTCAGGACACGGTAATCCTACTTATCCTGTAGCTTCTAACTTAACAAAATATTATGATGGAACCAATTGGTCAGTGCAACCTGCAAACATGAACACAGCTAGAGCAAATATGTCAGGATGTGGAACACAAACTGCTGCTTTAGGTGTATCAGGTGAAGCTAGTGGTACTCCAACTGCACCTACTATGACAGAAGAATGGAATGGTTCTTCATGGACTGCTGTTGCTAGTTTAAATACAGCTAGAAGTAATCAAGGACCTGCAATGTGTCAAGGTTCTACAACATCTGCTACTTTGTTAGGTGGTAACCCTTCACCGGGAACTGCCATTGAAAATTATGATGGAACAAGTTGGACAACTTCTCCTGTATCTCTTGTAAATGCTAATTCGCAAGCAGGGGGAACAGGATCAAGTTCAGGAAATATATTAAAAGCTGCAGGTAACTCTCAAGGTAGCGTTGAACAATATCAAGAAACAACTAATACTTTTGTTGCTGCAGCATGGGCTTCTGGTGGAGCTTTAGGCACAGCAAGAATAGCTGGAGCCATGGGTGGAATTCAAACATCTGCTTTTTATGCAGGTGGTAGAGTTGGTCCCCCAGGTGGAACAGCTGTTTCAGAAGAATACAATGGAACATCTTGGTCTGAAGGAAATAATTTAAACACACCTAGACAATATGTTGAAGGTGCAGGAACAGAAAGTGCAGGATTAGCTGCAGGAGGTTATCCAGCATCAGGAGCAACTGAAGAATACAATGGAACTTCATGGGCAACTCAACCAAACTCAATGTTAACTGCAAGAGGATTTGGTGGAATGTCTGGTGCACAAGATTCAGCTGTTTACGCAGGAGGAACATATCCTTCCACTGCAGTAACAAATCTTGTTGAAGAATATAATGGTACGATATGGTCAGAACAAAACGATTTATCACAAGCTAGAAAATATACAGGTGCTGTTGGAACAGGAGATACAGTAATGATGGTTTTTGGTGGATCTGATCAACCAGGAAGCACAAAATATGCAAACACAGAAGAATATGATGGAACTAATTGGACAGCAGGAGGTTCTTTAATAACAGCAAGACAAGGATTATCTGGTTCACCAGGAGCTACAAAAGACAGTGCTATTACTGCAGGTGGTTATGATGGATCAAACGCATCTGCATCAACAGAAGGTTATGATGGAACTACATGGTCTACTAGACCTTCGCTTGCAACAGCTAGATATGATATAAGAGGTGCAGGAACGGCATCTTTAGGTATAGTAGCGGGTGGAGAAGGTCCTCCAGGTATAATGACTAACACTGAAGAATTTACAGCAGAAGTAGCAACAACTAACATAGGAAGCTTTACAACATCTTAATTATGTCAACTTATAGTGAAATTTTTGGAACAAGAGTAGAATCATTTGCACAAGATCCTACTACAAATGTAACTTATACAGTTACGGTAGCATCTTCAGATGGTCAAAATAGATATTTTATTGATGGAGTACAACAAAAACAATTAAGATTGTATGAAGGAGTTACGTATGTATTTAATCACCCATCAGCACATCCTTTTAGATTTGCAACTGCTCCTGATGCAGCTGGTTCAACTCAATACACAACTGGAGTAACAGTTAATTCTACTACAAAAGTAACTATCAAAGTTAGCATTGGTGCTCCAACATTATACTATTATTGTTCAAGTCACTCAGGTATGGGAGGAAGAGCAAATACTCCAACACAACAAAGTGTTGCTTCTCAAATGTGGTTCAATGAAGCTGGAAACAATTTTAAATCTGCAGTCATGACACAAGGATGGTCTGCTGGAGGACCTTTAATAACTGGAGGATATACAATAGCAGTTTTTGGATCACAAACAGCAGCCATTTCTGTTGGAGCTACTTCACCATCTGCTTTTACAGATACTGTACAAGAATATAATGGAACAGGTTTTTCTAGTCAAACAAGTTACCCAGCTACAATTTCAAATTCTGGAAGAGCTGGAACTGCAACTGCAGGATTAATTGCTGGAGGTTGGAACGGATCTCGTACAGATGCCTCTAATTTATGGAATGGAACAGCTTGGTCTACTACAGACACTTTGCCAACAGCAGCAGATAACATAGGTTCTTGTGGAACGGGGACAACATCTTCTGTTATTATGGCCATGGGTAGAATTCCAACTTCTGGAAACGCAGGTAATAATACAACAGCTGTTTATAATGGCTCTACTTTTTCTAGTGGTCCTAATATAGGAACTGGAAGAATGCTTGCACAATCTTCTGGAGGCACAGGAACTGCAGGAATAATTTATGGTGGATTTATTGACCCTTCACCCAATGCAATGACCAACACTGAAGAATATGATGGTTCAGCTTGGACTGCAGGTGGTTCGTTAAATAGACCATCAGGGTTAAACTGTGGATGGGGAACACAAACAAACGCAGTAGCTCAAGTAAATAGTCCTGGTTACAAAGGTGCAGAAAATTATGATGGTACTTCTTGGACAAATTTACCTGATATGACATTAGCTGACAACTCCACTAATTATCAGGGTTCAGCAGGTTCTACAGGAGATGCGGGATTTATAACAAGCAGAGGTCCTAATCTTAACCAAACAGAAGAATTTACAAAATCAACAAATGTAATTACAGCTGGAGCATGGGCTAGCAGTGGAAATTTAGGAACAGCTAGAAGAAACCTTGCAGGTGCAGGAATACAAACATCAGCTTTAGCAATTGGTGGAGAAGCACCTAGAACAGCTAAAACAGAATTATACAATGGAGCAACTTGGTCTGAAGTTGCTGATTTAAACACGGCAAGAAATACTTTAGGGGCATCTGGAACATCTGATGCAGCCATAGCATTTGGTGGTGAAGCACCAGGTCCATCCACTGCAACTGAAACTTGGAATGGATCTGCTTGGACAACATCTCCTAATGGTTTAAATACAGGAACAAGATCAAACTCTGGTTTTGGAACTACATCTTCTGCAATTAACATGGGTGGTTTTCATCCTACTCCAACTAGAATTGCTAATGTCGAAGAATGGAGTGGTTCAAGTTGGGCAACTGCACCAAATGCTTTACCCGCAGCAACAGCTAATATGTCAGGATTTGGAATTGAAACAGCAGGAGTGTCATGCGGAGGAAGTACAGGAAGTAATACAGGTGCTACGTATGAATGGGGAGGTTCTGCTTGGACAACTGGTGGAACTATGAATTATGCAAGAAACTCAGCGACAAGTGGAACTGGATCACAAACAGCTGGACTTGTTAGCGGAGGCTCACCAGAATCTGGTAATGCTGGTGGCACTGAAGCTTATGATGGAACAACATGGTCAACAAGACCTTCGATGGGCACATCAAGATCAGGAGGTGGAGGTCTTGGACCAAGTTCAGCTTCAACAGCTGGATTAGTGTCAGGTGGATACGATGGTTCATCAGACGTTAATACAACAGAAGAATTTACTGGAGAAACAGAGAATTTAAATATAGAGACACTTACACAAACATAAAAAGTATGATATTAAATAAACAAAAGAAGGAGGAAATATGGCACATTTTATTTACGGAGTAGCAACTAACACTGGAAAAGGATTTTTTACTGCTGAAGACAGAAGAAAATTTTTTCTAAGAGGTTATCCTGCAGACGTTTGGTGCGTTGGCAACAATGTAGATGGCGCTATGTGGCTAGCTGAAAAAGGTGGTGTTGAAAAAACAAAAGCAGAAGCACAAGCTTTAGTTGATGCTGATGTACAAACAGCACAAGCTGCTTGGGATGCAACACCTGAAGCAGAAAGATTTACTGATCGACCAGCTAATATAATTATACCATAAGGTTTAAATGGCTACATACGACGAGATACACGGTAAGAGAGTAAAGGAATTTACATCTGACCCCACACTCAATTCGAGTTATGAGGGACAGGTTTGGTATAACTCAACTGCAGGTGCATTAAAAAGTGTCGTATCTTCTGGAGCATGGCATTCTGCCACTCCTCAAATAATAGGTGGTTATTCTCAAGGTTCAGCAGGAACTGCATCAGCCATGATAACTGTTGGTAGAGATAAATACCCAAGCCCATCTCCTTCTAATAGAACAAGTGGAGATTGTGAAGAGTATAATGGATTAGGATATTTTACTATTGCAACTAATCCTAACCCTTGGTCTTTTCAATCTACATGTGGAACATCAACTGCAGCAATAACTGCGTGTGGTTCTTTAAATGGTACAGCATATCAAAACGGTTCTACATTATGGAATGGATCTGCGTGGACAGCAAATACAGCTCTTCCAACACCTGCAGAATCATTTAACCATTTTGGAACTCAAACAGCTAGTATTGGTTTTGGGGGAGGTACTCCTGGTAGTCCGGGTTATCCTGCTAACGCTTATACAGGAGATGGCGAAGGATGGACAGCTGGTCCTAATTTAAGTAATAATTTAAGATATGGATCAGGTTGTACAGGAACTCAAACAGCTGGAATTGCATTTGGTGGTTCATCACCAAATACCTCAAATACAGAAGAATTAAATGGTACTACATGGACATCAGCTGCTGCTATACCTACAACAGGAGCAAATTTTCCTCAAGGTGTAGGAGCTCAAGATTCAGCTTTTATGTTGCCAGGTACAGCATCTCCAACAACCGCAACTCATAAATATGATGGTACTACATGGTCAGCTGACGCATCTACTGCAAATCCACGTTCAGGTAGAATGTCTTCAGCTGGAGATCAAACTTCATGTGTAATAGCAGGAGCTCCTTCAAACGGAACAGTAACAGAAGAATATAATTTTTCAATTAACACAATTACAGCCGCAGCATGGTCTGCAGCACCAGCGTTACCTGGAGCAAGATGGAATACATCAGGAGCAGGAACACAAACAGCAGGTTTATGTTGGGGAGGATCAACAGGTCCAGCAACACCCACATTTTTAAATACAACTTTTGAATACAGCGGTTCATCTTGGGCAGCTGGTGGAACAACTCCGATTAGTTCGATTAATCAATTTGGTGCAGGAATACAAAATGCTGCAATAGGGGGTGGTGGATTAGCTTCACCCGGATCAAATACTACCACAGCATATACATATGATGGTAATACTTGGACAGCAATTACAGGGACACCAATAGCTACAAAAGGTGCTGGAGCAGCGGGAACATCAGTAGCTTGTTTAATTTTTGGTAGTGATGTACCTGATGTAGCAATGAACAAAGATTCTTATTATTGGAATGATACATCATGGGCAGAAGAAGGTGCATTGAATACCAGTTTTCAAAACGGTGCATCTGGAGGTCCCACAGAAAATACAGCTTTTAAAGCTGGCTCAGGATTTGGTTCTCCTGAAAGCACTACAAATTTTGAAACATACAATGGTACTGCATGGGCAGCTGGACCAGCTTTAGGCACATCAGTTCAACAAAATAGAGGAATAGGTTCTCAAACGGAATGTTTATCAATTGGTGGTTATGATCAGATTACAACTGTTGAAAGGTTCAATGGAACAGCTTGGCAAAATAGTCCATCATTATCTGCAGGTAGAAAACAATTTGCATCATCTAATTTTACTTCTCCAGGCGTAAGTGGTGGATGGGTAGGAGCTGGAGCAAATTTTCCTAGCGGTGCAGTTGAGCATTTTACTGAAGAAGTTTCAGCTACTGCTGCTAAAACTCTGTCTTCAAGTTAAACTTGACTTCTGTTTTATAAAAGTTAAATTATTAGAAATGTCTGAAAAAAGAAATATTCACGCTTTAATTGAAAAAGAAGCACCTAGTTTAAATAATCTATTAGATCCAAATGATGTAAAAGAATTTAAAGCTTTAACATCTGAACTTAGAGATACATGGACTAAAAAACAAGTTTTTAGAACTGAAACAGAAATGAGAATGTCTGTTTTACAAGATGCAAAATACCCTACCAAAGCTGCAAAGTATTGGCAGTGTGTAAGAGAACAAAATGTATTTTTAGAAAACTTAATGTCTTTATCTTTTGATTGTAGACGTAGCGAAGCTAAAGTTAAATGGTTAGAAAAAAAGATAGAAACTGAAACTGAGGAATATAAATTAGAAAAATATAAAATAGATCTTGATGAAGCTAGATATGGTTTAGCTAATATGCAATTAGTCGCCAAAGACAGAATGAGAGAAATAAAACTTTGGTCAATACTTAAAAAAGAATTTGATGATGGGTCATTTGATACTAATGATGTAAATAGACATCAATTAGATTCTTATGCATTAATCATGAAAAACAAAGCAGAAACCTTAACATCTGGTTCAAGTCAACCAGAGGTATTCAATGTTTTAGGTCAGCTAAAAACAATTGAGAGAGTCAAGAAATCTGGAGAGATGTTGTATAATAAAAAAGAACAATTGACCAATGACCTCGACGCCAAACCAGAATAAATTTAATTTTGTTTTTTTAGGACAGTCAATACTCAAATATGAAGTTCCACTTGATATTTTTTTAACAATAAATAAAATTTACGAAAATAAATATTCTAAGCTAGAACGTGCTAATAAACAATTAGTAGGAAAAATTGAAAAAGAACACAGTTTATTCTATGATGGTAAAGACAGTTCTAAAATGATAAAACATAATCATTTGTCCGGAGATGTAATTCATTGGTTTCAAGAAAAGTTTAAACACTATTTACAATTTAATAAAGTAAAAGAATATAATTTACATTTAAATTCTATTTGGGTTAACACTATGTTTGAGCATGAATATAATCCAGTGCATGTGCATCAAGGTACTTTGTTTACAGGTTTATCATCTGTTATGATTTTAAGATTACCAAAGTCTTATGGTGTAGAATACTCAGCACCTGAATCACCTCAAAATGGTAAATTACAAATACTTGGTTCAACTAACGGTTATTTTGCAAATGTAGATTATCAGCCAAATACTAAAGAACGAGATTTTTATATATTTCCATATGATATGAGACACTGTGTATATCCATTTAATGGACCTGGATACAGAAGAACACTTGCTGCAAATATGGATGTCGATTATGATCCAATAAAAAATAGAGGAGTAAGTGATGTATCCTAATCAAATAATAAAAGAACCTAAATGGAAAAGTTGGATAATACAAACAACTACACCATTATTTACTCCGGATCAGTGTAGACAAATTATTGAATGTGGAAGAAAACAACCGCCTCAACAAGCACAAGTCGGTATGAATAAACCAGGTGGTGGCACCGATACCAAAAAAAGAATTACAACTATATCTTGGATACCGTTTAAAGAAATGAACCTTATGTACAATGATCTTGATAAATTTATACAAGCAGCTAACGAAAATCATTTTGGTTTTGGGGATATAAGAGTTACAGAAAATGCACAATTTACAGAGTATCCTGTAGGAGGATTTTATGATTGGCATATGGACTGTGACGTAAACATGGCTCACGAACCGCCAGTTAGAAAAATATCAATGACACTTTTATTAAATGATCCCTCTGAATTTGAAGGAGGACATTTAGAACTTATGGCTCCTGGCAAATTTGCAGAGCTTAAACAAGGTCATGCTATTTGTTTTGCATCATTTTTAAACCACAGAGTGCAGCCAGTTACAAAAGGGGTAAGACAATCCTTAGTTGTTTGGTTTGGCGGTAAACCATTTAGATGATTAAAGAACAATTTTTTCCAACAACTATTTACGCACGAGATGTAAAATTAGATAATCGATTATTTGAAAAAGAAATTATTGATTGGGCGCAAAAAGATAAAGGATTAAAAAAAACAAATGTAAATGGTTGGCATTCAACAACTGAAATGCATAAAATTCCAGTGTATAAACCTATAGTCCATGAGTTATTCTTGCTGATGAATGATGTTTGGAAAGAAGAATGGCTTAGTAGAGAACCTGTTTTAGGAAATATGTGGGCTAACATAAATCCTCCAGGTGCTTATAACAGGCCTCACATTCATCCTAATAGTTTATTTAGTGGAGTTTATTATATCAAAGCAAACGAAAATTGTGGACCACTTGTTTGTAATGATCCAAGGCCAGGAGCACAAATAATGATGGCTAACAGAAAAGAAGGACAACCTCCAAAACATTTATGGAGAGAATGTCATTTAGAAGCTAAAGAAGGGAGAATAATAATATTTCCTGCTTGGTTATGGCATTGTGTTGAACCTAACAAATCAAATGATATAAGGATATCAATAAGTTTTAATTTTGTACAACATGGCTTTCAATAAATATCAAGTAATAAAAAACGCTCTTTCATATGATATATCAAATTTCATATTTAATTATTTTTTGTTAAAAAGAGATGCTGTTAAATTTTTATATGATAAAAATTTAGTTTTTGATATTGGTTTGTTGGGTACATGGACAGATCGACAAATACCAAATACGTATTCTTGTTATGCAGATTTTGTAATGGAAACTCTCTTGGTTAAAATGTTACCTGTAATGAAACAACATACAGGTTTAGATTTAGTACCAACTTACTCTTACGCTAGACTTTATAAAAATGGCGATGAATTAAAAAGACATAAAGATAGACCTAGTTGTGAAATATCTACTACATTAAATTTAGGAGGAGATCCATGGCCTATATTCATAGATGGGACGGGACAAGATACAGTGGTTGATGAACTAAAAAATATACATAAGCCAAATGCACCTGAGGGAACCGAGGTCTTGTTAGATGTTGGAGATATGTTAGTTTACAGTGGTTGTGATTTAGAGCATTGGAGAAAACCTTTTGAAGGTCAAGTTTGTGGTCAAGTTTTTTTACATTATAATCATGTTAATGGCCCATTTGCAGAAGAAAACAAGTTTGATAAAAGACCTTTACTAGGACTACCTAAGCTGGGATAGGGTTTATATAAGGAGTTTTTTAGTTTATACTTATTATTATGGCATTACGTAAAGTACAATTAATACCTGGATTTGATAAACAAGTCACTGAAACCGGTGCTGAGGGACGATGGACCGGGGGCCAGTACGTAAGGTTTAGATATGGTTTACCTGAAAAAATAGGTGGATGGTCACAAAAAGGTGCAACCAGTCTCGTTGGAGTAGCTAGAGATCAGCATACTTGGTTTGACTTATCAGGCAATAGATACGCAGCCATAGGCACTGATAAAGTTTTATATGTTTATTACGAAGGTACTTTTTACGATATTCACCCATTAGATGCTTCTAAACAAAAATCTGGTATGACTAATTGTTTTACCACTACAAATGGGTCACCAACAGTTACAGTAAACACAGGAACTGGACATGGTTTAGCTGAAGGAGATCTAATAGTTTTTTCATCTGTAAGCGCTATTCCTGGATCTTCAGGATTTACTGCTGCAGATTTTACACAAACATTTGAAGTTAAAACAGTTCCTACAACAACCACTTTTACAATTACAATGTCAAAAAACGAATCAGGAACTGCATTCACGACTACAGGAACCGCGACCTTGGACGCTTACTTTGTAGTAGGACCAAGATTCCAATTACCTGGATTTGGTTGGGCAACAGGACAATGGGGTGGTACAACCACAACATCAACTACAACAATAAATAACTCAGGAACTTTTGCTGCAGGGGCTACATCAGTTGTTTTAACATCGTCAGCTACCATGCCAGCAACGGGAACTTTATTAATAGGTTCAGGAGCTACAGCAGAATTAGTTACATATACATCTAACAATACAGCAACAAATACAATTTCTGGTATATCTAGAGGTCAAGGGGGAACTTCAGATGTAACTCACGCAAACGGATCAAACGTACAAGATGCTTCTAGTTATACAGGATGGGGATCTGCTACAGCTGCAGGTGTTATCTTAGATCCAGGTCAATGGAAGCTAACTAATTTTGGTCAAAAATTAATTGCATTAATATTTAATAGCGTTTGTGTTGAATGGGATCCATCATCAGCTGGTGCCTTATCTAATCCAAATAGAGCTGTGCTTGTAACCGGTGCACCTACAGCCTCAAGAGATATGATAGTTTCTACACCAGATAGACACTTATGTTTCTTTGGGACTGAAACTACGATAGGTACCACAAGCACTCAAGATGATATGTTCCTTAGATTTTCTGACCAAGAAGATATAAATGTTTATACACCAACAGCAACCAACACTGCAGGTACTCAAAGACTTGCTGATGGTTCAAGAATAATGGGAGCATTAGTTGGTAGAAATGGTAACTACATTTGGACAGATACAGCTTTATTTACAATGAGATTTATTGGAGCTCCATTTACATTTGGTTTTGAACAGGTAGGTACAAACTGTGGTTTGATATCTCCTCATGCTGCAATAGAAGTAGATGGTATAATTTATTGGATGTCAGAAGATAGTTTCTTTTACTTTGATGGTGCATCAGTAAAAAAATTACCATGTTTGGTAGAAGATTATGTTTTTGGTGATTTAAATAATGATGCTGAATTAATTGTACACGCAGGTGTAAATGATAAATTTAATGAAATTACTTGGTTCTATCCAACCGCAAGTTCTACATCGGTTGACAGATCCGTAACTTATAACACAAGAGATTCACAGAACATTCCTGGTGGAGTCTGGATTACAAATGATGGCACTTTATTAAAAAGAACAACTTGGGTTGACCAGGGTGTGTTTGGTAAACCACTTGCAACTTCTTATAATGCTTCTGAGTCTCCGTCACAAGGTGAGATACCAGGTATATCAAATGGTGCTACAACATACTACGAACACGAAACTGGAAATGATCAAGTATTAGCTAACGGCACTACAACTGCAATACCAGCTCAAATTGAGTCAGGTGATTTTGATATCGATCAAGGTGGAGATGGTGAATTTATGATGAGAATTTCTAGATTTATTCCTGATTTTAAAAACCAAGTTGGCAATGCACAAGTGACTATATTTTTGAGAGACTTTCCATCTGACACAAGATCTTCATCAGCATCTGGACCATTAATTACAGGACCTTTTACAGTTACAACAAGCACAAAACAAGTTTTCTGTAGGTCTAGAGGAAGAGCAGCATCATTTAAAATAGCAAACACAGGTACAGGACAGACTTGGAGGTTCGGAACTTTTAGAGCTGATGTACAAGTAGGAGGTAGAAGGTAATGGCAAAAATAAATGAAATTGTTTCACAAGCAACACCAAATTATGAACCATCAAACTTGAACCAATTTGGTAGAGACATTAACAATATAATACAAACTTTGAACTCAACATACCCACAGGATATAAAAGAAGAATCGGAAGCGATATCTTATTTTCTTAATGATTAATGTCTAAAAAGAAAAAAAGTCAATTTGGAACAGCGTGGTATGAGAGGGAAAAGCCAAAAAAAAGACCAGGCAGGCATAAAAAAAACCTTAACAAAAGTGAAAAACGGATGTATAAGAAATACAATCGACAAGGAAGATAATGGCAAATAAATTTGTAAACAGACAATTTAGTTTAACAACAACTAATCCAGTATCAGTTTATACTTGTCCAGCTGAAACAGTAGCAATGATTAAAAGTGTTCAGGTTTTAAACTCAAGTTCTGGAACTGTAAGTGTTACTGCATCAATAACAGATAATTCATCTTCAACAGATTTTAATTTTTCTAAAAGAACATTAGCAACTGGTACATCGTCAGATTTAATTACAGGAGTAAAAGTATTTGAGGAAAATGATATTCTTAAAATTAAATCAAGTCACACCAGTGTTATTACAGGAACAGTAGCCATACTAGAACAAGATAGAACTTAATGACTAAATATACAATAATCAATGGTGAAAAGGTACCTGTCATTGAATGTGAGGCTCAAACAGTAATTACTAATATTAAAACAGGTAAAGTTTATAAAGACGAAGAAGAAGTAAAGCTTGATAATCCTGACCCAAAAGATATAAAAAGGGATGTTAAAATTATTATTCCAAAAGGATTTGATGTGTTGGGAGAAGAACCGTTAAAATAAAATGAAAGCAGCAGGCGGTACAGAAATACAATTTGCAGAACTTAAAAAAAGAATAGATCCTAGCTATTTTAAAAAAATACAAATAACTACATCCGTTCCAGAAAAAGAACCTATTGATCCAGATAAAATAAACATCTTGTGGATGAAAAATTCTTATGATCAACCTAATATAGCTCCTTGGTTTAGAATTAAAGAAAACCATAGAAAATATGATTGGTATGTTTTTAATACGCATTGGTGTTATGAAAAATTTAGATATGCTTATGGATTACCTACACACAAATGTTGCGTAATAAAAAATGCCTTACCTGCTACAGAATGGATAGAAAGACCGAAATTTAAAAAAGGAGATCCAATTAAACTTATACATACTTCGACACCTTGGCGTGGATTAAATGTTTTGTTAGGAGCAATGGAACTCATGAAGAGAGATGACATTACATTAGATGTTTATAGTTCAACAAAAATTTACGGTAGTGAGTTTGAACTTCAGAACGATAAACAATTTAAACCTATGTATGATAAAATGGAACAATTAAAAAATGTTAATCATGTTGGGTACAAACCAAATAATGAAATAATACAAGCTATGCAAAAAACACAAATTTTTGCATACCCATCTATTTGGGAAGAGACTTGTTGTATATCTGCAATCGAAGCAATGGCAGCAGGTAACATGGCAGTAGTAACTAATTTTGGTGCTTTGTTTGAAACTTGCACTGAATATGCTCATTATGTAAATTATGAAACTGACATGTATACTTTAGCAAAAAAATTTAAAGTAATAATAGAATTTGTTGCAGATAACTATCATGAGCCAGTGCTTCACGATCGATTAAAAGATCAAATGAAGTATTATAGAACTTTCTATAATTGGGATATGCGAGCAAAAGAATGGACAAGTTTATTTGATCAACTGTTGAGTATGAAAGGATACGCATGACAATTAAAATAGATGAAAGAAGTATTATAAATGAAAAAAATATATTTGGACAAAATACAGACAAAGGGAATGATGTTTTAGAATGGGATAAAGAAAAAAAACATCCCATTAAATTATTTTTTACTTCACCTTGTCATGGTGGGGTAGATATTCATTACATGAGAGCAACATTAGAACTACAAGCAATGTTGCAAAGACATAAAATACCAGTTACTTTTCACTTGATACAATCATCTATTGTTACACAAGGAAGAAATCTATGCACAGCTGCTTTTTTAAAATCTGAATGCACACATATGTTGTTTGTAGATACTGATATAGAATTTGACGAAACATCATTATTGACAATGCTTGAAGCTGATAAAGATATAGTTTTAACTCCTTACCCCATGAAAGTTATCGACTGGGATAAAGCAAAAAATATTAGTGAAAAGTCTGGTAGACACATAAGTAAGTGTGGTTATTATTATCCTATGGCATTTATAGATCCTGAAAACATTGATTGTAAAGAAGGAATAACAGAGATTAAAAGAGGTCCTGCTGGATTTATGTTAATTAAAAGACAAGTGTTTGAAAAAATGGCAAAAGAATATCCTCATTTAAGAATTAGACAACAGACTATGTTGAACCAACAAATGCGTAAAACAGATCAATTTTATAACTTTTGGGATACAGAATTTAACCAAGAAAAAGGTACGTTTATGGGGGAAGATTTTGCTTTTTGTAAAAGATGGACAGACATTGGAGGTAAGATATATGCTAATGTAGATGCATATATAACCCATCACGGTGACTATAGTTATAAGGGTAGGTTCATTGACGAAGGGGAAAAAATTAAGTAAATTGGAATAAATACGTATTTAAAACAGGAGAAATATGGATCCAGCAACACTAGCAACAATGTATGCAGTTAATGTAGGTATTAACGCATTAGGCGGCAAACGAGGCTCAAATTTATTTAAAGATTCATTTAAAGACACAACTACTCAAGCATTAACCATGCAATTTACAGGTGGATTTGATAAAACGTCTGGAGGCCAACCGCCTCCAATCGGTTATGATACAGCTGACATGGCAATGACTACAGTCTCACAGGCTAACAAGCCAACCGCTAACCCAAATTTTTTAGATAAAACAAAAGCAGGATTAGAAAGTTTTTCTGACGTTTTCAGAATGGATACTGATAAAGGCAGAAAAATGGATCCTTTTAAAGTTGGTGCAACTGCAGCAGGGGGAGCAGCACTTGCTTATGGATTAGGGGCATTTGATCCTGTACCACCAAAGGACCCAACATATCCTGGTTATAATAAATTCTATGCACAAAACCCAGGGCAGTTTATGCCATATGATGATCCAAATATGTCAATCGATTATTCACAATATCCCGATAAACCGTATAGCGGAATTAAAGCAGGGGGTATCATAGGTTTAGAAGAAGGAGGTATGCCAGCTCCTGATCTTTTAAGAGAAGAGTATGAAAAATACAAACAAGAAAAAAATTCTGCAGGTGAAGAGGCAATGAATTTTGAACAGTTTAAATTATTTAGAATGCAATTTGGTCAAATGAACCAAGGTGGTATAACTCAATTAGCAATGGGTGGTAGAGCATCAAACATGCCTATGCAATCTATTGAAGAGGGAACAGCAGAAGAAGATGTTGATATGATCGCTCCTCCTGTAAGTTCAATTCAAAGACCTCCAGTAATGCCAGGAATGTTATTTGCTGCAGAGGGTTCATTAGTAGATAGACTTCCTAGTAAATCAAACACTGATGAAAATGATTCAAGAAATTATCAAAGAACTTCTGGTAAATTAGTTGTAGATTCAGCTGGTAAAGGAAGTGAAGAAAAAGATACTATGTTAGCACAGTTAGCTGACGGTGAGTTTGTAACTAAATCAAAAGCTGTAAGAGGTGCAGGAATTGCTTTAGGAGCAAACCCAAAAGATAAAAAACAACAAAGGGAGCTTGGTGCTAGATTTTTCTATAAACAGATGGCAGATTTTGACAAATTAGCAAAACGAATGTCTTAATGGATTTGTTGCGTGTATGGAAAGAAGAAGAAGTGGATAAAGTTTGGATTTTTGTTCAAGACTATATTCAAAAAGCTCTCGAAAGGTCAGGTGGGTACGCTGACCACGAACACTTGAAAGATCAGATTAAAAAAAATCTGATGCAATTGTGGGTGGCTTGGTCTGAAGCAGATCAAAAAGTCTACGCAGTGGGAGTAACAGAATTAAAACAGTATCCTAAGTATCGGACAATGAATTTTCGGATACTTACAGGGGAGAAAATGGAGTTATGGACAAAGTTTTTAGAACCGATGGAAGAGTGGGCAAAAACACAAGGAGTAAGTAAAATGGAATTTTATGCAAGACCAGGTTGGGAAAGATTTTTAAAAAATAAAGGTTATGTTAAATCACATATTCAATTAGATAAATTTATAGGAGAAAAAAAATGAGTTCAGGCGGAGGAGGCGGAGGTGGTAGCGTACCAGCGGATACTACTAACGTTCAAACAATAAGAGAAGCACCAGAGATAGAAGCAAGAAGATTAGGCTTAATGGATTCTGCCATTGAATTAGCTAGAACTAAAACTACTCCACCAGCTTTTCAAGTTGCAGGTATGTCTCAAGCAGAACAAGATGCTTTAGCATTAGCTAGATCTGGACCTGCGGGTGCATCACAAATGACTGCAGCTGATACAGCATTAGGTGCTGCGCAAACAGCAGCAGGTAAAACATTTACAGCCACAGATGTTCAACAAGCAATGAATCCTTTTATTCAAAATGTAATTAATCAAGTGTCAGATGATTATCAAAAACGTGAAAATCAACTTGCACAACAAGCTGTTTCAAGTGGTAACTTTGGTGGTGGAAGAGAAGGTGTGGGAATTGCTGAATTACAAAGAGGTAAATCTGATACTTTAGGACAAATATATGGACAAGGTTTCCAATCAGCGTTAGGTGAATTACAAACACAAAGAGGTTTACAAACACAAACTAATTTACAAGCAGCACAAGGTCAAACTGGTTTAGCTCAACAAGCTTTAGCTCAACGAGAAAGTCAATTACAAGGATTAGCGGGTATGGGTGGAGTTCAAAGAGGAATAGAACAAGCAGGATTAGAAGCAGCACGTCAAACAGCTGTGCAAAACATTCAAGAACCTTATCAAAGAGTTGCATTTGTATCTGATATTCAATCAGGCATACCATCTGCATCTCAAGCAAGACTATCGCAAACATCTGCACCACAACAAAGTCCTTTAGGTCAAGCTGTTGGAACAGGATTAGGAGCGTACGCAGCGTTCTCAGGGAGGTAACCTGTGATTAATAAACTCAAAAAACCAACAAGTTTTGATAAGGGTGGTATAACAAGATTACCAATGCCTCCATCATCACCAAATGTACCTGCAGTTTACAATAGAGAACCTTTGTTTTCTATAAAAGGTTTACAACAAAGATATGCTTCTTTACCTGGAGCTATAAGAACACCTATAAGTAAGACTGGAAAATTTTTAGGATTAAGAAATCCATACATATTAAGTTTATACGGATTAAGTGCTGCAGCACAAAACCCAACAATATCAAACTTTATGTCAAATTTCCCAGGTTCAGATTTTGATAGAGAATATGCAGAAAGAATGGCGAAAGAAGCCGGTCCTGCTATAAGAGCACCCGGAACTCTAGCAGGAAGTCCAGATACTCCCGCAATTGATTATCTAGATAATGTAAACATAAGTCAAGATGCAGTTCCTAAAGAAAAATCACAATTAGAAAAAGATTTTCCTGGAATGAGTACTTCTGAAATAATTGAACAAATAAATACTTCTGAGCAAGATAGTGGGATTGATATAGCACAAGAAGCTGTGCCTGAGGTAATTAATCAAACTATTGAAAAAGATCAATTAACAGATCTTAATGTAGTAAAACCTGGTGATGAAGGTCCAGTGGATACTGGCGTTATTATAGATGAGACTACTGAAACAATAGATGACATACCTAATGATGTTGTTGTGAATGAACAAAAAAATAGAGATGATCAAAGTTTAAAAGCAAAACAAGTTTTTTATGAGAATATGGATTCATTTTTTTCGGAAGATCCAAAAAAAAGTGCTCTTGCTATACAATTAGATAATGCAGTTGATGATATTATGGGTGACGATAAAAGATCAAACAAATTATTGTTGTTACAATTAGCTTCCAATTTATTAACAGGTAAAACAAATCAACCAGGTTTTAAAGGTTTTTTAGATGTATTAGGTCAAGCAGGACAAAATGTAATACCGATGGCATTAGCTTTAGAAGACGAAAGAAGAAAAGATGAGAATGAATTAAAAAAAGCAATGCTTGGAAATTTAAAAAAAGATAAAGCTCTTAAATATTCACCAGATAACAAAATTGTAAAAGTAACACTTCCAGGTGATGATGAAGCAAAAAGTTATAGAGCTAGAGTTTCAGAAACAACAGGTAATGTTCAAATAAAAGTACCTGGTGGTTACGTAGATGTAACAAATTTACCATACAAAATGATGAGCGCTCCTGAAGCAGATGATATTGAAAGAATAAATAAAGGGATTTCAATTAAAGCAAATGCTTTAAGAGGAATAAATAAAGCATTAGACTTAACTATAAACGACCCAGATTTGATTGGTTCTAAAGGTTCTGTTTCTGAATTTTTATTAGCAGGTAAAGATATCTTTGCACAATATTTTTCAGAAACTTCATACGAAGATTTAAATAAACAATATAAAGAAAACGTAAGTCAATTTAACACTAGTGTAAATGAAAGATTAGAGGCAAAAGAACTTACACCAGAAGAAGCAGAGGCAGAATTAGAGGCAGGTAGAGGATATTTTGATAGATTAAAAAAAAATATAGGAGATGTTTCATCTGCTGAAACTGATACTTTAAGAAAACAGGCTTCTTTAAGAGCTATTGAACTTTTAACATCTTATGCTCTTGCAAATATTTTAAAAGATAAAGACAGACTTGCTGTAAGAGATATTGAAAGAGCTGAAAAATTAACAAGTCAATTTGGTTTTTTAAAATCTCCAACAAAAGTAATAGCTCAATATTTAGTTATAAGAAAAGAATTAGAAGAATCTATTAGAAAAGATTTAGGTGTTGCATCTACTATAGGAATTATGCCGGATCAAATTTATGGATATGAAAAAATTATGGATTTATCTAAACAAAAAAATATAAACCAGTTAAAAGGTTTTGAAAAAAATTTAGCTCTAATAATTGAAAATAATGCTGGTGATTTAGATAAAGTTTCTAAAGAGCTTTTTGGAGATTTACCAGTTATAGGAGAAAACTAATGGATATAAAAGAATTAGAATCATTATTACAATCTAACAGAATAGATCTTCGTAATTTAAATCCGCAGCAAAAAGTATTTATTGATACTTTACAAAAAAAAGGTGTAATTGATGTACCTCCTTTAGGCGTTATGGAAAATAAACAGAACGAAGCTGCTAAAGTTGTTGCCGCAGAAAAAAGAATGATGGCAGATCCCATCTCTGAAATGACATCTGATCAAGTCAACAGAGATAAAGTACAAATGTATACTGACATTGGTTTTTTAACTGCATCTTTATTTATGGATAGAAAAAGATTAGCAGGAGCTATATTAAATCCTAAAAAATTTATAGCAGATTTAAATAAAGTTAAGTCTACATTTAAAAACCCATTATTAAATAAAACGGTAACTGGGATAAAACAAGTAGGTGCAACTGCTATGGGTATGGGTGGAACTGTTGCAGCTCAAGGTGCCATGAGAGCAGCTTTAGCTGGAGCTTTAGGATATTCAGCAGGAGGTGTTGCATATGATCTAGCTGATGAAATAGCAAGAGATCAATTAGATCTTAAGAAAAAAGTTGGCGATGTAACATACAAAGATATGATGGAAAAAAATCCATTACTCAGAACTTTAGATGATTTTAGAGTTGGTTTGACATTTAATGCAGGCGCAGAATTATTAGGTCCTTTGGCTGCAAACAGTATGTATGGCTTAAGAAAAATATTTGGTCTTGAAACACCTTATGCAAGAGCAATGGCAGAAATTGCTAAAAAAAATAATTTAAAACTTTCTTACATTATGGCAGCAGACCCTAACACTATGGGGGGTAAAATTTTAAAAGGTGTTAATAGAATTTTTGGTCAATTACCGTATATTGGTAGACCAGCAGCAGAGGCTCAACTTGGAGCTATAAAACAATTTAATGATATTTCTTCAAGAATATTTGAATTACAACCTGGAATGCATTTAGCGATTGCAGCACAATCATCTGAAAGAGCTGCTAATCAAGTTTTAAAAACTTACGAAAAGTTCATGAATATAAACAGTATTAATTTTAATAGATTTTTAAATCAAGCTAGAGCATTTGGAGACCCAAGAGTAATTGATTTAAATAATGTAAATGCTTATTTTAAAGCTTTACAAAGAGACACAACCGCACCACCAGAATTAGTTAAGTTTATACAAGAACAAGATTTACAAACACCATTTGGTCAATTTATTGCAGCTTATCAAAAAATGGCAGCACAAGGTAGACCTATATCTATTTCAGAATATTCTTTTTTAAGAACAATGTTAAATAGATCTACTGCACAATTATCAAAAAATGAACCAAGTCAGATGATTTATACTCAACTACAAAAAGCATTAGAAGAAGATTTTGCAAAAATGGATTTATCACCTGGACGTCAAATAACTTTAAGAGAAAATGTAGCTACTAAAGACATGATTGAAACTGGTGGTAATTTGGTACAAGCAGAAGTCAAATCTACAGTAGGAGAAACTGGCTTAACACAAGCTAAAAAATTAGAACTTAAAGAAAATATTGAACATGCGTTTGAATATTATGCAAACAATATAAAAACTTTCGAATCTTTAACTGCAAGAAAATTAGCGGCGTTTGATCAAAACGCATTAAGTTACAAACAGATGATAGATTTTTATAAAGCAGGTAATACTTATAAAGATCAAATGTTAAAAACAATTAGTAGAAATATTTTTCAAACTAAAAGTGGTTTAAGTTTTTCTGCAATAACTGATTTACAAAAACTTTTAGATTCAGACGTTCATAAAGTAACTCCATTTGTTGACGCTTCTGGCAATACTGCTTTTAGAACAGATTTAGTTAAGAAAGGTTCTAAAGAAGGTAATGAAAGCTTAAGAAGATTATGGGGTGCTCATGTTGGAAATGCATATCAAATGTCATTCAGACCAATTGAGAAAAATGCAATGGGTGATTGGATTGAAAGTTATTTATTAAAAGAACAACAAAAAGCTGTTTTAGGTCAACCTTATAAAACTGTTGATGATTTGTTAATGCCAAATGGATTGCCTGCAAAAAATCTAGGTGGTGGTAATGTTTATTTTGATGCAGATGTTTTTAGAAGATTAGTTTTACCAAACGAGGCTTCAGCTACGCAGATGAGAATTATTTTTGGTCAAGAGAAAGCAAATCAACTTTTAAAAAACTATGATGATTTATTAAGTTATATGGATGCAGTAAAATCTTACGTAGTGCCTGAAGCATCTACTTTCTTAGCTAGAAGATTAGTTCTATCAGGTCCAAACATTGCAGTAGGTGCTGGTGCATATGGTATGGGATTTTTTCCAATGGCAGTTACTTTATTTTTAGGGAACAGAGCAAATAGAATTTTATCTAATCCAAAGGCAGCTGAAACAATAAATTCTGCATTTAAAAGTTTTTTAGAAAGACCAGGTGATTTTGGAGGACTATCTACTTTTTCAAGATTTCACTTAGCAAAAATTGCTAACGCAACATTAAACGATTATGTACCAGAAGATTACAAATTTGATGAAAGTGATGCATCTATGCAAGAAATATTTAAAATTTTAGATCAAACAAAATCTCCAGTAGACCCTCTTGCAGATTTAAACATGAATAAAAAAGATGAAGAGAATATGTATCTTGGCTTAAATGAAGAGGAGGGAATTGCAGCTGTTAATACTTTACCTGATATAGAATATTTAACTCAACAAATTGGTGGTTTACCAGCTAATATGGAAGAAGAAGCTATGATGGCAAGAGCAGTCAATACAATGCCTGCTAACCAACCTATAACTCCAACAACTTTACCAAGGCAACAGGGTTTACGTATTCCTGGTCCTGGGATAAAACCAGTTGATTATGCATCTTTATTTCCATTTGATCCATTAGGAAACACAATAGCTAGTAGAAAGGCTCAAGGATAATGGCAAAAACAGCAGAATTAGCACACAATAGAATAGATAGTCATGAAAAGCTATGTAGAATCATGCAAAAACAAACACACGATAAGATTTCAGATTTACAATCTCAGGTTAATAGAATTGAAAAAATACTAATAGGTATAGCTGGAATGGTTATTATAGGTTTATGCACATTAGTTTTTTCTTTACTTAACACACCAGTATGATAATTCTTCTTTGGTGAAGGTCACAGATAAATACAACTATAAACAGTACACTCGGACAACGGACCGGGGACGGAGAGTTTATCTAGATGGCAAGGAAAAATTACCATCAGTAACCACAATATTATCAAAAACAAAAGTAGATTCTGACGGAATCAAGGCATGGAGAGAAAGAGTTGGCGAAGCTGAAGCTCAAAAAATTATGAAAGAGGCAGCTGCAAGAGGGTCAATTATGCATGAAATGCTTGAGAGGTACGTGCATACCAATAACTTCGATACGCCTGCCCACGACGCTCCTATAGCTCATAAAATGGCTAATTTAATCATATCTAAAGGTTTTATCTATTTAGATGAAATATGGGGTGTAGAACAGAATATAGCTTATCCAAACGAATATGCAGGCACCATGGACTGTGTTGGAGTATATAGAAAAAAACCTACAATATTAGATTTTAAACAAACAAATAAACCCAAACGTGAAGAATGGGTAGAAGATTACTATTTACAATTAACCGCTTATATTTGTGCACATGAAAAACAATACGGTAAAATTGAAGGGGGCACAATATTAATGGCTTCAACTGGTCTAGTTTTCCAAGAGTTTGAATTATCTGGAAGTAAATTAGATGAATATAAAGATAAGTGGTGGAAAAGAGTTGAAGAATTTAAAACCAATCACGCACAACCTCGCCAAGAGTCTTTGCAGAAAGTCTAAATTTTGAATCTAGAGCCTTTAATATTTTTTCATCAATTGTTTTTTCAGCGACAAAATCAATGTAAGTTACCTTCTGGTCTTGACCAATTCGATGCGCTCTATCTTCAGACTGTACCCGATGTTCTGCATTATAACTATTTGAGTAATAAACAACTACTCCAGCTTTTGTCAAAGTTATACCCATACCTCCAGTAGCTGGGTTCCCTACAAAAAATCTGCATTTAGGATCGTTTTGAAATCTTTCTATTGCATCAGTTCTTGATTCAGATGATGTAGCACCATAAAAAGTTACAACTGATTCAGCTCCAAATTTTTTAATTAACTCTCTGTTTATTTGTTCTATGTTATGCACATAAGTAGACCAAATTATAATTTTTTGATCTGTGTCTTCACAAATGTCTATTAATGCATCTAATCTTTTATTTTTTACATCAAGTATTTCGCCTTCACCTGATTTAAAATAACCACAAGTAATTTGATGTAATCTTAAAATTTCAGTAACAACATTCGTAACAGTCAATTCTTTATCTTGTAAATGGGCTCTGGCTTGTAGTCTAATATCATCATATAATTTTTGTTGCTCATCTGTTAATTGTATTATTCTTTTTGTATAAATTTTATCAGGTAAATCTAAACATTCTTTTTTAGTTTTTCTGTATGCAAAGTTTTTAAGTTTAGCTTCTATCTCTGCAAGATTAGTAAAACCAACAGGTACATTGATTTGTCTTCCATTTAAAAACAAAGTTTCAAAATAACAATATCTATTTCTAAAAGCGACAATTGAATTAAAACCAAGATGCGCAGGATCTAAAAAATTACATTGAGTGTATAAATCTATTGGATTTTTTGGTGTGGGAAATCCTGAAAGGATCCTTCTGTATTTAGATCTTTTCCTAAGTTTTAATATATTTTTTGTTCTTCTAGCTTGATAATTTTTAACACACGTAGATTCGTCTATTACAACCATAGCATCGTGTAGGTTGCAAAATGTTTCTGCCCAAAATGAACCTTTGTCACCAGATAAAGCTTCAATATTCATCACAAATATTTTTAATTTTAAAGAAGGTTTTTGCATAAAATTTGTTAATTTTTGTTTAACCATGGTGTTTTTCCATAGTAAAACGTCATATTCTACGTTTAAATGTTTTGGTATTTCTGTGTTATGCCACACAGTATAAACTGATTTAGGAGCTATAATTAAGGCACCATTTATAAGGTTCTGACATCTTAAAACCCCAATATTATCAAGTAAAACTTTAGTTTTACCAGTTCCCATCTCCATAAATAAGGCATATGTTTTTTGATCCCAGCATTTCTCTAATGCTTCTAATTGGTGATCAAAAGGCTTAGTCTTAAAATTATATTTAGTTACCATCTCCCACGTTAATAAAATACTTGACAATAAAAATCAATAGTTTATTTTCATCAGCGGAGGTCGTTATGGTAAAACAAATAGACATACAAAAAGTGTCTGGTGCTTTTATGAAAGCATCGGACGAACAAATCAATACGATATCTGCGAAGTGCACTGAGCTTCAGGAAACAGAAAAAGAAATAGCGGATCTAGAAGAACAACTTAAGAAAAAGAAAAAAGATTCTCTGTTTTTATCTGAAGAGACTATTCCTAATCTCATGACAGAAGCAGGTGTATCGTCACTTGATTTGGCCGACGGCACATCAGTTAAAATCACTCCTTTTTACGGAGCAAGAATATCCAAAGATCGTCA